AACCTAGTGTTGATTTAGATAATTCATCAATCTGTTCAACTTCTTCTTTTTTAACTTCTTTCTTTTCACCACGTAAAATCTTGAAGTCTTGGCCATCAATTTTACCGTTGTGGTTTTTGTCAATCTTTGCTTGATTGCCTTTTAGTGCCTCTTGTTGCAGTATTTGTTCTACTGCATCAGCAAGTGAATCTTTTTTGTTTAAGTTAATCATATTACGCTCCTTTAATATTTTTTGCAGCTGCGGCCATGGTTTCACCTTTGGCTTGTGCAGCACCGCCGTGGCCAAAATGTTTTTCTTTATCAGCTTGGTCACCATATTCTTTTGCTTTGTTCATCAAATGCATTTTTTGGCGTTTGATTTCTTCAGCATCATGGTGTGCTGTTTCTGGTGTGGTTTCTTTAATAAATTCTGTGAATTTTTTCATTTCTTCTTTTTCTTTATAGAACTGGAACCAAATTTATCTCTAGGATTTTCCATTGGTTCTTTATTTGTAGAACCACCCAAAACACCAGCAACACCCATTTCTGAATTAGCTGGATCACTATAAGATTCTCTGTATGTTACATCGCCTAATCCAGACATAGGGTATACTGTTCCCTGTTGGCGTGTATCAAATTCTGGACCAACTGTTGTGATATTTCTCATTCTTTGATTAACAGTTGGTGAATCAGTAAAACGATTACGCTTTACTTTTTCTTTGTCTTTGTTGAAGTTGCTTTCTTTGGGGATGGGGCTGATTTTGAGCGTTTCTTCGGTGTAGGTTCTGAAGGTGTAACCTCCACGCTTGCTGTTTCTGTCCCAACGGATATCGTCAGACTTGGGCTCTCCTGCACGATTGTCTGGCGTGATATCTCCTGGACCTTCTGCTCTTGGGCCTGTTCCGGTTGATATTTTTGGATGTCCAACGGATGTTTGTCCGTTGCGCTTGGCTTTGTAACTTTCAAAAAATCTAGAAGTTTTCTTAACATTGTCATTTTCCTTAAATAATGATTGTATATTGATTTTACCACGGGATTGTAACCAAGAGAACGCAACATCATTGTAATTTTTGTTCTCAATGAACCTATTTATTTTTTCGTAGGTATCACTAATGTCCTCTTGTATTTCTTCAAAACTTGAACTATTGTTAAAACTCATAAATTGTGTAAAGTTTTGACGATATGCTTCTTTGGAAGATTGTGCTAATTCCCACTTGTCTTGCCTTACAGATTCAGAAATTGATTTTGACAGTCTTTCGTTTCTTTCTTTACTGGCCTGATTTGTGGTATCAACAAAAACCATAATGGCATCATAACCAAATTCTTCTAGTTCTTCCTTAATGGTAATCATTCTCGTATGGTCATCTGCTGGTCCATTAATAATCAATGGACCACGATTACGAATCGCTTCTCTACGATAATCATTTGTTTTTTCTGACAACTTCTGTTTGTCCATCAATAAGTCAAATGCTTGCACAGAATTTAATTCTACTGCCTTACATTCAGCAATAGCTTCACGAATGACAATATCTTTACCGGAACCTGGACCACCAGTTACAAAGATTGCTTTGAATAGTCCACGATTTACATCTTCATTTAAACCCATACCTTTACGAACATCACGGAACAATTCACGTGCATGTTTGTCTGAAACATGAGAAGGAACACCTTGTCTAAATGAATTGAAGTCATTATTCTTTGCATGTTCACGCATCTTAGATGCTGACATACCTTCCGCACCTTCCGCATCAGGATCACGTTGGCCAGCAGACTTAACTTCAATCTTTTTGAAATTATATAATTTACCTGGACCTTCACCGTTATATTGATTCAACTTTTGTTCATACTCTGGTATACGGTCTGAACCTGCCACCATAATCAGATGGTCATGGCCAGCATCATTTAACGCTGCAGCATGTTGTAGGAATGTTGGTTTTTCTTTACTGGAACCAGTGATGTTTGCACCAGGAAAGAATCTTTTTGCATGTTTAATCTTACTTGCAAGGTCTAATGGATTCTTTTTTGCATCCGTAGAATGTGATACAATAATGTGGTGTGCTGCATGATAATCTTTGGCCAACTGTTGAACCTTATCAACCACCTTTTGGTGACCAATCGTTGGTGGATTCATACGACCAAACGCCATCACCACAGGTGTATGTGTCTGTGCATCTTCGTGTAATTTTTCTAAAAACTTTTTCATATGTTTCTTATTCCAGCAAAATTTCTACGTGAGAATTCCGCACGATTAACAAATTTATCACTTTCTTTACCGTGATGGAAAACATATCCTTCAGGATTCGCAGATTCGCCGCCGTGTGTGTGTTGGAATTCTTGGTGTTGATTCATAACACCAATGAGTGTATTTTTAGCTGCCTGTAAGTGGCCATGCATTTTGAAAAGATTGTTATAATGTTTTTTATTCCGTTCAATCTTTCCTAATTCATCTTTCAAATCAGCCTGTTTGGCTTTTTTATTTTTTTCAACTTTAAGTTTGTCGATGGCTTTATTCTTTGTAGTTTCCAACCAGTTCTTAAAGTTTTTATGATTTGGTTCTTCACCTGTTCTAACTGTATGATTCATATATGTTTCTAATGAACCACCAACACCATGGTGTGCGCTGGTGCCAGCATACATGTCATCACCATGTGTGTCGTGTATAGCTTGAGCAGCGATAATGTGTCTGTTGAATTTCTTTTGTTCTTCTGGACTGAAATGAACTTTTGATGTGTCCATTCTTGGATCGACAGAGAATACATCTGGATGTTTATTGAAGTTTTCGTGGTCAACTTCATGTGATGCATTTAAACTTGCTGCATCTTTACCATGATAAGATAGATGTGTAACAACACCAATCTTTGCTTTCTTTACGGCTGCTTCATGTGTTCCATGTGCAGTATATGTTAGACCAGATGGATTAGGATGAAACGATGTTCCACCACCTTTTTCTGTTTTCTTATCTTCTTTGTCTGTGCCGAACATCATGTCACCTTGATATACACCTTTCTTTGGTGCAATCTTAGGTAAATAAGTTAATGCATCTTTTAACTTTGCTGCAAGACCAGGGGCATGACCGTGGTTTGCGTCAACATCTTTTGGTGTGTAGTTGATTTTAGGTGTTTTATTGAAAGCCGACTTGGATGCAACAAAGAATTTGCCAGTCTTTGGATGATGGCCATAAACAAGTGCAGGTGAACCGTCATATTTTGTGGTTAACTCAGAAGTCTTTTTACCAGTTTTAATATGTTCAGCTGCGGCCGTCAATGAAGCGATAGCGTGTTTCGCACCTTTTTCACCGTTCTGGAGAGGGCGGTCTTCCACGTGCGTCAAATGTTTAATCTGACGGCTAGCGCCTTCTTCAGGATCCTCTTGTTCTACTAAAAAACTTTTGAAAGATAACATTATTGTCCCATTGAAACACAACACACTTTGGTTGTCCGTAGGGTTATTTATAATGGATTATATCACAGATTCATCAATTTGTCAAATGTTGGCTTCGATATATAGCGAACTAAATTAGTCAAATTTCCATTCCCCAGTCGATGCCACTTGACCCTTACAAAAAACCCTATCAAATTCTACTACTTTTTCTTTATCCAATATAGTGAAATATGCGTGTTCTAGGTCAAGAGGACCTAAAAGGGGAAAGACTTTTTCTAAAGCTTCGGTGTGAGTGTCAATCAATGTTGAACACATTGACCACAATCTGGTATCAAAAACATGGGTGGCACCATGGATTGGTTCTGGCATCCAGGTCGCAATTCTTTTTTTGAAAACATATTTACCATTTAAACCCGCATATTGTTCAACATCAAAGCCGTCATCTAGTTGTAGTCTACCCGTTATCTTAAAGATACGGTCAACACCTTCTAAAAGATTTGGATTTTGTTGGAGGTAATCTAAAACAACATGCGTCATTGCACATTCACCTTGACTTTTCATTCCGTTCTTGGTGAAATGCAACAAAAAGTCAACGCCACATAAATTTAAAAACAAATCTACCTTACAAATTAGTTCAGAATAAACATTAGTCAAAGGCTCTGTTGAAACATCTGATAATATGATGAATGAATTTGGCGATTTATTTCTAATAGAATCAACAGTTTCTAGTGTTTGTTTCAAACGTTCTTCAGGACTAAAGACACCAATAGCTGGTATCAAACAGGAGGTTACGATAAAAATTGTTTTCATTTGTGCCAATACCAAACATCACATTCGGTTTCAAGTATTTTGTCAACATTCATTTTTGCAGCAAATTCTAGAACTGCTTTGTTGACACCAGGAATAACTCTGTAATCGTGACCAGAGAAAATGCCACCAGCCTTAACTTTCGAAAAATAATTGTGACAATCTTTTGTAAGTTGTTCGTAAGTATGTAAACCATCAATAAAGATGAAGTCAAATTCACCATCTTCAAATCTGTCAAATACATTATCAGAAAAATCTCTAATCAAAACGAATCTATCACCATAAACAGCCATTTCACGTGTGACACGTTCAAAGAATTCTTGTCTATCATTCAATACATTTCCGTTCCAGTCTGTATATGCAACATACGGATCAATTGAATATAGTGTTAAATCAGGATTAGTATCTAGAAGAAATTTTGAGGTGTGTGCCTCAGAACAACCAATCTCCAAACCTTTTTTCATACCTTTAGTAAGTTCACCTAGGCCATAACCTGAACATTTGAAAGGTGCTCGTTGAACGCCAAATGCTTGTGTTTCTGTGTTGAATTTAATTACATCACTCATTATACTTCCTTATTAAAATCACTAAAAATTACAAATGGATCCAATCCAAGTTGATGGTCTGGAATTCTATGTAGTTGAAACAAATCTGGTTGTTCGATGGTTGACATT